TTTTTTTGAAAACCGAATTATTGCCCCCGACCTTTTCTTCCGAGAAATCTCTGAACAGTCATGACTCGGTTCAAGACAGCCTGATTGAGCCTGATACGTCTGTGGTTGGGCAGGTCGAGCCACGGCTGGTTACTCCCACTATTGGGTACGAGTCTTTCGGGCCTTCTATTGCGGAGTTCTCAGCGCAGACCTTGGGTCGTGAGTTGTTTGACTGGCAAAAGTTGGCTCTTGACCGTTCGTGGCAACACGATGAGGACTTGAACTTTGTTCACAGCAAGGCTTTGATTAGTTGTGCGCGTCAGAACGGGAAGACCACTATGAACGCTGCCATTGTGGGGTGGGCGTTGACTGTGTTGCCTCGCATTTGGGGGCGACCTGTTCGCATTCTTTCGGCAGCGCACGAGTTGTCTCTGGCTTCGGAAGTGTTCGAGGAGTTGCGTGAGCATTTAGAGCTGTGGGAAGAGTCCGGGCTTTGCAAGGTGACGTGGGCGTATGGCCGTCATGAGGTTCGCATGGTTGACGGGTCGCGCTGGAAGGTGTCTGCTGCAACAGCGAAGAAGCACGGTGGGTCGTGGGACATTCTTCTCCTTGACGAGATTTGGAGCATTACCGAAGGCGCAATCTTCGGCGCGCTTCTTCCGTCACAGATCGCGGTTCCGTCTCCGTTGTGTTGGATGACTTCGACCGCTGGCGACGAGGGAAGCCTTGCATTTATTAAGTTTCGCGAGCAGGCCATCGGCTGCATTGACTCGGGCACCCCGTCAGATCTGTTTATGGCGGAGTGGTCACTTCCACCCGGTGTTGACCCTGAGGACGAGCGCTACTTCGGGTTCAGTAACCCTAGCCTCGGCAAAACCATCACGATGAAAGGTTTACGAAGCGCAGCTGCTGCACCTGATCGCACACAGTTCCTCCGCGCTCACTGCAACCTGTGGGTGAGTGCTGCACAGTCTTGGATGCCTCACGGGATGTGGTCAAAACGCAAAACGGATTGGAACGAAGGCGAGGGTGGATACCTCAGCGTGGACTCAGCCACTGACGGCTCAAAATATGTTGGAGTGTGGGCACGGCCTGACGCTGAGGGTCACATTGTTGTCTCGATGGCTTTTACCACAGAGTCCAACTTTGAGATGTGGCACGAGATCACGCGACGACTTGAGGAAGACCCGAAACTGAAACTGGCGATTACACCCGGTCTTTATGTTCACACCCCTGAGAAGTTCCGACTCCGTACGACCCAATGGGGCTACGGAGAATTGCTCAAGTTTGTGGGCGTGGTTCGAAGCTTCATTATCGAGGGACGCATCTTGCATACGGGCGAGACCATGCTTGCTGAACACGTCAACCGTGCCGTCCTTGTCAAAGCTGAGAACTCAATTGTGATTTCCAGTCAACGATCACCCGGGCCGATTGAGGCTGCACGGTGCATGGTTGTCGCAGCTGCTCTTGTCTCTGCCAAACCTCAGAGCGCAAAACCTTCAATGGGAAGTTCTTACTAGATAGTTGCATTTGCAACAACCTTATGTAAGACTCCGAGTGGATGGGTATTTTCTCACGCAAAGTTGACACGGCCTCTTTCGCCTCTGCACCTGTGCAGGCGGCTGCAGGCGCGTCCTATATCGGCAACTTCATCCAGTACACCACTGGTTCCGCTGAGGTTCGTGCGCTGAGTATTCCCACGGTCTCCCGTTCTCGAGATCTTCTTGCTGGCATTATCGGATCTGTTGGTCTTAAGCATTACTCGAAGCAGTGGAACGGCTCCGACTATGACGAGGTGTATTTGCCTCTTGAGCCTTGGATGGAAACCCCTGATCCCAAGGTTTCGCGCTCGTTCTTCTTTGTAAACATCTTCTCGGACATGTTCTTCTATGGCGCAGCGTACGCCTATGTCACAACGCGCTATTCGACAGGACTTCCTGCATCGTTTACATGGCTCCCAGCTGCGAACATCTCCAGCACAGAGCAAACAGGAATCCCTCAGTACTACGGGCCGTCTAAAGAACTTGAGTTCAACGGACAACCACTTGACGTAAACAATGTGATCCAGTTCTTGAGCCCTATCGAAGGCATCTTGAAGATTGGCGCTCAAGCCATTAACACAAACATTTATTTGAACATGGCAGCTGACCGCTACGCCAGCCTTGAGACCGTCCCCGGTTATCTTCAGCAAATTGACGGCGAAGACATGTCAGGTGATGACCTTGGTTCTCTTGCCTCGGCTTGGGCCAGTGCGCGCAAACAGAACGCAATTGGGGCCTTATCGAGACAGGTTCAGTTTCGCGAATTTGCCCAGAACCCACAGGAAGTCATTGCTGACCAGCGCAAGTACCAGTCCCTTGAAATGGCAAGGCTTTGCTCGGTGCCTGCTTACCTCGTGAGCGCACCAACTGAGGGCGCAAGCATGACTTACCAAAACGCACAGCAGGCGCGTCAAGATCTCTACTTGTTCGGCGCTCGTATCTACATGGACGCTATTGAGCAGACCCTTTCAAGCGCCCAAGTTTTGCCTCGTAACCGCTATGTCGAGTTTGACATTGAGGACTACGAAGGGTCAGAGCAAAGTTCTCCTAGCGGAATGCCAAATAACGAAACGGATGATGAATTGTGAAGATTGAGTTTGTAGCTGTGCCAGTCACCTTGGACGCTGCCGCTGGCGAGGACAGCCCCCGTACCATCACGGGCGTGGCCGTTCCTTGGGACACTCCAGCGACAGTGTCCTCGGGTGAATCGGTCATGTTTCGCCGTGGCGCTTTTGACGTAAACGCAAAGGCACCAAAACTTCTTGAGGGTCACGACATGACGCAGTTGCGTGGTGTTGTCACCGAACTCGTTGAAGCCGAAGAGGGTCTTTTGTTTACAGCAAAGTTTGCAAAGACTCGCGCCTCTGATGAGGCCATCGAATTGGTTAAGGCTGGCGCTTACGACTCCGTGTCCGTTGGTGCCATTCCAATCAAGTTTAAGTACGACAAGAACGGGACAATGGTTGTCTCAAAGGCTTCTCTCGCAGAGATCTCACTTGTCGCCATGCCAGCGTTCTCGGATGCTGTCATCACAGAAATCGCTGCTTCCCAGCCTGACGAAGAGTCAGAAGAAGAAGTTGTCGAACCCCAACCCCTAGACATTCCTGAGGAGGAAACCATGTCTGCAGTAACCCCAACGGTTGAGGCTTCGGCTGAAACTGTTCCAACAGCACCAATCTTTGCGGCAGCACGTCGCGAAGTTCCACTTCCAACAGCAGTCGAATACATCGCTGCTGCCATTTCAGGTGGCGATCAGTGGCGCGCAATGTCAGAAGCACTCCGTGCAGCTGCACCTGACATCGTCACAACCGACACACCGGGCATCCTGCCAACCCCAATCCTTCAGCCTGTTTACAACAACTTCATCGGTCGCCGTCCAGTTGTTGACGCAGTTGGCGTACGCGCGATGCCTGCAGGTGGCAAGGTCTTCATCCGTCCAGAGGTCACCACGCACACAAGCATCGGTGCTTCCATTGGCGAGCAGGCTCCAACCGCTGGCACCTTAGTTGTGTTTAACAACCAATGCACCAAGCAAATTTTCGGTGGCTACGTGAATATCAGTGAAGCCGATATCGATTGGAGTGACCCTTCAATCCTTCAGGTCGTTCTTGACGACATGGGTCGCATCTACGCAAACGCAACAGACAACTACGCCGCTGACCAGTTGGTCGCAGGCGCAACCGTCACACAAGCATTTGCTCTTGCAGACGTGGCTAAGCCTGAAGTTTGGTCAGCAGAAATTGCTGAAGCAGCATCAACAATCTTGAGCTCTTCAAACGGCAACTTGCCTACTCACCTGTTCGTTTCACCAGACCGCTGGCGCAACCTCATCGCGCTTGCCGACACCGCTAACCGTCCGTTGTTCCCACAGGTGGGCCCAATGAACGCATACGGCGATCTTGGTGTGAACTCGTACGGCGGTAACGCTTTTGGCTTGTCCGTTGTTGTTGACCGCAACTTCGCCAGTGGCACCGCCATCGTTGGCGATGCTTCGGGTTACGAACTGTTTGAACAGCAAAAGGGCACCATGTCCATCGAGTCACCATCCACGCTTTCGCGCACAATCGCACTCCGCGGTTACTTCGCAGCGTTGATGATTGACGAGACAAAGTTCGTCAAGTTCACCTTCGCCTGATCACTAGGTAGTAGGAAAGGGTCTGTATGTCTGTTTACACAATCACTCATGGTTTTCACTTTGATGATGTTTCAGCCGTACAGACCCTGACCCCTTCCGAGGTTCAGCCCGGTGACAGCGTTGTCATTGCAGGCGCTGGCGCAAAGTTCAACGGGACATTCACCGTTATCAGCGTTGAAGAGTGGGAGTACATCGGGAAAGACCAACAGGGTTATCTCGAGTTCAACTATGACGTGCCAAAACTCAATCAGGTTTTGTATGCGGTCACTGGACAGGCTGACGATGAAGAGTATGCAGCTCTTGCTGGCACCCTGACGTTTACCGAGACAATCACTTGGACTACTTCAGCACTTGTGTTGTCGTGGCTTGGTATTGACGTGGCAACCGCTAACGACACCGCCTTCGTGGCTAAGTGTGTGAGCGCTGCTAACGCTTGGTGTTTCCGTAAACGCCGTGAGGCTGGCTACACCGATCTGCAGGGCACCGTCCCTTCAGCAGACGTTGAGTTAGGCACCACAATGTATGCAGCAACGCTTTACCGTGAACGCGGAACTAGCGGTGACGCATACGGCGCTTTTGACGGTATGGGCAACCTTGCTCAACCTGTCACCCTTCACCGCATTATGCAGCTGCTTGGCTGTGGCAGGGCGCAAGTCGCGTGAGTTCTTCAGGCATCTTGTACGAGGCTGTAAACGCATGTAAAACAGCGTTGACCGCTCTCGGGCTTGTGCCTATTACAGATCCTCGTAACGCTCGCCCACTGTCGGTCTTTATTGAACTTCCAAGCGTCACAGCGTTTACATACAACGTTGGCGATATCAGTCTTCGACTTCGTGTGTTGGCACCGCCTCCGGGCAACCAAGACGCAGGTGATTACCTGATGCAAATTGCAGATCAAATTATGAACTCACCAATCGCGGTCACGGATCTTCGTCCGGGCCTCGTATCCGTTGGAGGGCAAGACTTGCCTTCTTACGACTTAACCGTTGCCGTAGCCGTACGGCGCAACTAACCAAAAGGAGCCC